AGGACCAAGGGTATTAGGCCCATATGGACCAAGTTCAATAACATAATAAACGAGCCCATTCACGGACGGTCAGTCCTTAGGGCAGGAGGTAAACATGGCAAAAAAAGGTGGAATACAAGGATATACAGTACAAGAAGCTCAGAATGTTAGTATGGGTCAAGCAGGAGTAGCATATTTAAGTGATGGGGATCCATATACTCCCCCAACAGGATCTGTTGTAGTAGCTATACAGGCAATAGATGATTGTACTTTTGAAACTGATACTGCATCAGAAAGTACTAACTATGCAAGCCCAGCTGCAGCTCATTCAAGTGGTGGAGATGCAATGGGAGCTTTAACGATTCCTTCAGGGGTGACTATATATGGAAGATTTACCTCTGTCCATATGACATCTTCCTGTAAAGCAATTTTATATTTAGGTTAAGATATGCCTAAACTAGGATTAGGCGCAAACATAGGGAAGCAAGCCCTAACAACCCCTGGAATCATAAGTGACGGATTAGTATTAAAGTCTAACTTTGACATAGGAGAAGTTACACCCATAAGTGATGGGTCAGTAAGCCTTAGTGGTGCTAGTGACCAGCATGTAGCTTGCGGGACAGGTATGCCTGATGTAACATCAGGAGCTTTTACTATTTCAGGGTGGTATAGAATAGAACCTGGACACGATGTCGCAACTGATGGGAAATTAACATTCTTTAGCCGTGGTGTTGGTGCAGGTACAAGTGGGTACTACATGAAATATGAGAAGAGTGGGGCTAATTATCGATTTATATTATTCCAAGCAAAATCAGGGGGATACAATAGTATTTCACATAATGTAACTCTTTCCGCAGGCACTTGGTATCATATTGTTTGGGTAAATGGAGGCACAGGAGCTGTATCTTCTTTTTACCTAGATGGAGTTCAGGTAGAGACTAAAACTCTTTCTCAGGATATTTTGACTGCAGCAGATGTTTCTTTTAAGATAGGTGTTAGTTCAGCTTTACTTGAAGAGTGGAAAGGGAATATTTGCAATGTAGGTATGTGGACATCAGCATTAACTCAAGCTCAAATCAAATCTATTATGTATAAAAACTATTCAGGCTTAACTAGTTCAGAAACAACAAATTTAGTATCATGGTGGAATCTTAGTGCAGACGCTAATGATAATCATGGTTCAAATAATGGGACACTCTCATAATGGCAGCTACTATAACACAAACTTCAAAGCCTTTACGCCCAAGAGCATTAGATACTTCTGGGAATAACAATCATGGTACTGCATATACAGGTCAAGCATTAGAGTTTGATGGGGTAGCTGACTATATAACTATGCCATTAACTTTTATGAATGGAGCTACAGCAGTATCAATATCATTATGGTTTAATACTACTGAATCAAATAGTGGTATGATTGCTAAATATGCAAGCAGCTCTATATATGCGTGGTGGATTAATGTCGAAGGAGGGAAACTTACTGCGAATATTAATGCTAATAAAGCTGCTACAAGCGACCTCACATCAACTATAGATGTTAATGATGGGAACTGGCATTACGCTACATTGACATGGAGCTACTCAAGTGGTCTAGCAAGTTTATATCTTGATGGGTTGTTGATTGATACTGACGCTAATACAAATGAAACAGACTTAAGGACTGGAAGCCTAAACAGTACTATAGGATTTCAGGGATACATTAGTAGCGGAACTCTATATGAGCAAGGTGCAGGGCTTCATCAAGGGCTTCTATCTAATGTGCAAATATGGGATACAGTATTAACTGCCTCTGATGTGGCTTATGCTTATGCTAACCCTGAAAAACTAGCCTTAGACAACTCTAGCACTTCCCTCACTTATTCAGACCTCAAGCTATGGTATCCTATGAATGATACCACAAGAGGTCAGCAAATCAATGTAATGGATGGGTCTAATACTGGATTAGGGACTACACCTTTAACTAATTCAAATTTTGACACAGGTGATTTTACAGGTTGGACTGTAGCTGGTGCTGTATCTATAAGTACGGCAGAAGTTGTATCACACGATGGACATAGTACAGCTGCCCATATTGTTGCATCTACTTCAGATAAAGGGTATAATCAAAATGTTCTGACCGTAGGGCAAGTATATAAAGTATCTTTTGATATTAAAGTAATTGCTGGTGGTATATATTTAGGTAAAGATAACAATAAAGTAGGTGGAGGAAATTTTACAGATTCATCTTGGACAAGTTATACTTATCTCTGGACTGCAGGAGATATTTATCTTCGATTTTATAGCTCTTCCGCTGGCGTAACAAATGAGTATTACATAGACAACATTTCAGTCCTTCCTGTCAACGCCAAAAACCACGGAACTTCTACATTCTATGGGGATGAGCTATGGGCAAATGATGAAGCCTTGCTTGATACTGATTCTGTAAGTGAATTAAGAACTGGCTCTGAAATAGCAAGTGGTGCATTATCAAATGCTAAATGGTATGAAATAACTGCTCAAGATGGTATTGACTTTACTACATATGGAGCGCCTGATAATAATATAGGTACAAAATTTCAAGTAGCTCATGCTGATGGAAGTAGTGTCCCAACTATGGATTCTAATGACAAGGCTTGGTTGCTTGACTTTGGATGGATTGGTTATCGTGGGAATACATATTCTATTGTAGAAGAAGATGATGCATTGAGAGTAAAAATGACTATGGGTAGTGTCGCCACCTATTCTGAATATGGCTTGTATATAAAATTTCAGGATGCTAATACTGAGTTTGCAGATGACCTTGTAATAGGGCGACAATATAAGTTTAGCTGTCAACTGAAAGTTAGCTCAGGGGATACTGTTAATGGATACATTCATACTGGGACTACTTATACTAATTTAGGGGCATATGATAATACTACTTTTCAGACTGTTACAGCCACTTTTACAGCTGGCAGTGCTACTAGCGCTTACTTTCAGTTGAGAAACCTTAGCACAGGTGATGAAGTATGGATTAGTGACTTTAGTCTCAAAGAAGTAGGCTTTGCTACAGGCTGGACAGATGCAGATGCTCAACCAACAATACCACAACTTGGATTCCAATCATATAATCAATTAGCATGGTTTGATGGAACTGCTGATTATGTATCTATTAGCGATAATGCTGCAATAACTCCTACTACTGATGGATTTACTGTATCAGCATGGGTATTTGCAATGCCTAATTCTAATGCGAGCATGCCTATTGTTCTTAAAGGAACAGATGAAGGAGATATGGAATATGTTTTATATACGCATACTAATGCCAAACCTATATTTAGAATTGGTAAGGATGGCACTGATGGACATTATGATGGGAGAATAAGTACTGGTTCAGCATTAACTTCAGGTAAATGGCATCATGTAGTTGGTACTTGGAATGGAACGGAGAATAGTAATGCAGGCATATATATTTATGTTAATGGTGTACTGCAAGATACCAATGGTAATTCTAATGGCACTCAATCCTTAGTTGATGGTCCAGACCCTCTGCTAATAGGGAAGGGTGTTATTGGCTCTGATACTGTTTTTGCTGAAGGTGCAATCACAGAAGTATCTTTATGGAATACCCAATTAACATTAACCCAAGTCCAAGAACTATACAATGATGGAGAAGCATTAGATGCTCTCACTCATTCAAGTGTAGCTAATCTATCGGGATATTGGAGAAATGAAGGTAGTTCTGAATGGACAGACTTATCTACCAATAGTAATAATGGTACTGCAACAAGTATAACAGAACATTTAATACTACCTGAAGGAAACAATAATAGGGATACTCAAGGGTTCTTGATGACTAGAAATAGAGTTGGCTTGAATAATCCTCAAGGGGATTCTAGCCCACAACATATATTGTGTCCACATATAGACAGCCTAGATGAAACTGCTACTTTTTCTATATCTTTTTGGATGAAGCCAAGAGACTTCTCGTCATTACAATATATTATTAGTAATCATAAAGGAACTAATGAAAGTATAAGAATTTATATTCTTGGGGGGTTAGTGTATTTTGTTATGAGCAATACTAGCTCTAATATAGGTTGGGTAAGATATGATGATGAAACAGACTTAGGGCTAGCATATGATACATGGACTCATATTACATGGACATTTAATGGTGCAAGAACATATAACTCTGGTACTACTGGTGATGCTGCAGATATGACAAAAGTATATGCAAATGGCGTATGGGTAGAAGAATGGACTTCTGTTAGTGGTCAGTCTTTTGCAACTACAACAGGTGATATGACTACATGTAATTTTGCTATAGGGGCTCATGCTCCTCTTGGGGTGACTCCAAATGATAGCTATAAAGGTCAAATAGATGATGTAGTTGTATATAATACCGAATTAACAGCAAACCAAGTAGCAAGAAATTATAAAGCAGGTAAAAGGAGACATAAAAACTAATGGCTTACGAAATGTACATATGTTTAAATAAAGCAACCTATGAGAGTGCAATACCCTCTGAGTTGCAATCGCAATTAGGATGGACTAATTATACCTATGATGAGGATGGTGAAGTAGAAAGCTCTACAGTTTATACACCTACTTGGAAAGATGCTGCATTTAAAGGTAAATTAGGTGTACCACGAGAATCGCACGATGGAGCTTATATTATTGTAAAAGGTGCATTCTCCCTACTTACAGGAGAAATGTCCTCTATCATAGCTTTAGGGGCTTCAAAAGCATATCCTAATAATAGTGTATTAACCAAAGCTGAGGCACAGACTTTAGCGCAAAGCGGGACATTTACAGGTGAATGATTCTTTAAAGACTATAGGGAGTAGCACTAGTACTCTACTATTAAATGTATGGGATGTAGTCCCTGAGATGTTAGGAGTTTTATTAATCATAATAAATATAGTATATTTACTACTGAAAATTAAGGCAATTACTAAATAAGTTAACTAGGGAGAGAAAATGGGTAGATGGAAAAAGGGAACTGTCAAGAGAGCAATTGTAACTCCAGACAAACACTTCCCACTTGCAGATAAACCAGCAATGAGTTGTCTAACGCAGGCAATTGAAATAGTTAAGCCAGATATTTATATTGATCTGGGGGATGTAGGAGAATGGGGAGGATGTTCTCATTGGCAGTGGAATCGAAAGAAGAGACCGCCATTAGAATATCAAATACCATTTATCGATGAAGACATACATGATGTTAATCTAGGTATGGATCAGGTAGATAAAGCCTTAGATAAGGCGAAGTGTAGGCAGAGGCATATGATCGAAGGAAATCATGATGCTTGGATGAATGCCTTCGTAGCAGAAAATCCCTTCTTAAAGAGTGATTACTTATTTAAGAATGCGGTGAGGTTGAAAGAGAGAGGATATAATTACCATAAGAATGGTGATTTTTTGACAATAGGGAAGTTAAACTTTTATCATGGTAATCATTATGCTACTGTGAATCATACTAGAAATCATTTAACCAAACTTGGTACTAATGTAATGTATGGGCATCACCATGATATACAGCAAGCTAGCGTTACTCACTTAGGCGGGCAGAAGTCTGCATGGAGTATTGGCTGCTTAAAAGACATGAGCAAGGAGAAGAACTCATGGTTAGGTGGGAGACAGCATAATTGGTCTCATGCCTTTGCTGTAGTAGACTTCTATGACAAGGGGCTATTTACTGTTCATGTCGTGCAGATAGTAAATGGGAAAACAAGTCTATGGGGAGAAGTATTGGATGGTAATTAATGGATATATTTGCGATAATAGAGAAGTTCGGAATACCGGTGGCTGTATCAATGGCCTTTGGTTACTTTATTTGGAAGCAAAATCACTTCATCCAAGATACTCTAATGGAGGAGCTGGAGGAGAGTTTTAAAAGATTGGAAGGCATTATAATTCAGTTGATTAATCAGCAGAAGTTAATGCAGATAGAACAGAAGGGGATTGAAAAATCCTATAAGTCAATAGTGACTATAATAACAAAGTTAATGAAAAAGGATACAAAATGAGTATATTTAGCAAATTAGGGGATGACATTATAGATGAGGTATTTAATGATGAGCTACAGAAAGAAGTAGTAAAAGCATTAAATGATAGTGTAGATATTCCTTTCTTATCAGAGAAGACTGAAGAGAAGATTATGAATGCTGTATATGATACAGTAGAGGGTGTAATAAAGGCGGCATTGAAAAAAGCTCTTTAATGAAAAAGAAGATAGATCCTAATAATTACGAAGAGTTGAATGAAAGGTATGAATCATTTGGCAAAGAGTTATATTCATATTTAAAGAAAAAAGGAAAGCATAAACGTGCCGAAAAAAAGCCTAAAGATTAACCAGTTCCATGGTGGATTAAATAACTATCGAGACAAGAGAGATACTCCTGATAATGCATTAGTCAATGCATCAAATGTAATGGTTGATATACCCGGCAAGGTAAGGATGATGGGTAGAGATATGCCTTTTGAACAATTGGCAAATACAGTTGACATAGCTGGGGGTGTTACTCCTGGCTATGGATTATTTGCGTTTAAGGCTGACCATGATTTATCTGGAGCTGCAACTAATGATGGTAATGTATTTGTAGTATATCAAAATGGAAATCAATTCAATATAGCACAAAATGGAATTATCTATGATCCTGATACCGCTATTGAGGGTATAACTGCTGGATTTACTCCTGGATGGTCAGGTGCATTAAATACTGTCTTTCATTATACAAACGAAAGATTATTTGTATCTGATGCCAATTTTGATAATACTTCTAATATGCCTTATGTATATGAATTTTTAGATAATACATTATTCCCTACAGATGCTGATCATGATATTAAATGGCCTGCTGGCTGGTATGGTTCTTCTGTTAGTTATCCATCTATGCTTAATGATAATTTTGAAGTAGCGAGTAATATTGCTCCAGAAGCTCCAACGAGTACTGCATTAAAATTTAAAATTACAGCAGATAACAATACTACAGATACAGGGAGTTATCAAGGAGATCAATCTACTGATCATTTTTATTGGTTTGGTATTTCTAGTATATATTATCATGGAGAAGAATCACCAATATTATATAATACTTCTAAATATCATACATTTGACGGTCCGGCAGCAGGAGATTACGGGGAATTAAGTTTAGGTCTTCAGATTGCTCTTGATGGAAGTTATACAAGCACCACTCCTGATAGTGCATTAGACAAGAGGATTGTTGGTTTTAAGATATACCTAATGGCAGATGGAGCTTCTAGTTCAAGCCCTACTTTGCGTAAGGACCCTGAATTAATTGCTACTGCTGATATGAATAAAGAGACTATTGTAAGCCATGAAGGTAATTCTCAATCATTTTTACGTATCTCAGGAGTTTCAGAAGCTAATCCTACTATATATGGGAATGCAACTGGATTAGTTATATCTACATTACCAACAACTACATTTGAGATGGAAAATTTATATTCATATGATGTGCCTACTGTTAGAGCAAAATGGAAAACTTCTACTGTAATGGGCAATCAAATATTTGTTGGTAACGTAAGGAGATATAAAGATGACTCTGTGAGCTCTGCTAATGAAATCCCAGAGCCAGATAATATATTAAGAGTTATCCCTCCACCTTTATCTAAAAGAGCAGGGATATTCCCTTCTACTGATTTTTTAGAAGTAGCATCTGGTGATGGTGATGAGATTATTAAACTAGAATCATTTGCTGATAGGATAATTGTATTAAAAAGAAATACTACATATGTTATAAATATATCAGGGGACATTGAGTATATAGAAAATGAATTTAAGTTTGCAGGGATAGCATCTCCTTATAATTCTATGGCCACAGAATTTGGTATTGTTTGGGTCAATCCTAAAGGAGCATATTTATATGATGGAGAGAAATTAACAAATTTAATAGAAGGAAAAATAGACCCATATATATCGCCTGAATTAACTGCTGATGGAGATCAAATGCCAGGCTGGTCTAATTTTATAGGTAGCTCTGGAGGACAATTAGGTTATTTACCAGAAGAAAAGCATTTATTGATATTTGATACTCCATATGGAAACTCTGCAAATGTAACTGATGCTAATATCCAAGGTAATATGATGATATTAGATTTAAAGAGTGGCTCCTGGACATATTCTACAAACAGGATAAGCAATTATTCTAGATCTAATATTATTAGTGGAGTTAATAAAAGCTGTTTATTCTTAGGGAATGTTAGTTCAGGTAGCAATACTATTACTACTACTATATTAAAGGAGGGAAGACCTTATTCTAACTTTCATCAAGAATTACACGGAATAACAAATGATCAGATATCTCCAGCTAATACTAACTATCAACTATTATTAAAAGATAGTCAAGGTAATTTAACAGATTTAACCGGAGACTTTACTTGGAATGCAGAAGAACAAGCAACTTCATTTGTGGATAATTCGCAATCTTTTGCTAATAAAATAGCAACTCAAATTATGCTCTATAATGATGAATACTCTACTAACAATATTTTAGCAGAAGATATATCATTAGATTCTGATGGATTTGCCTATAAGATAAAAGTAACATTTACTGCCCCTGATACTACAGGTAGTAATGGTATAGCACCATTTATATTTAATAAAGAAATTGTTTGGAATACTGCAGAAGGTTATGTAGCTCCATCGTCAAGTGCATCAGGAGTACAATTTTTTAATTCAGGGCTTGGGTGTGGGATTGCTCCTATTCGCTCTTGGTATCAAGAAGAGGCTATGACAGGGCACAGTAATTATACTGGGAACATAATTTTAAACGAGCCTGGTGAATTATTGACAGAGCTAAAAAATACTTGGGGGGGATTGCAAAACTATCCATATAAAGAGATTGATAATTCAAATCCATCGGAGGGTCCAGCATACTATACAACATTTCCAGCTTTTGCTCCGAGAAATTATATATATAAATGGCTTGTGAATAAGGCGGCACTATATCTAGGATTGCCTCAGCAACAATTTTATGAAGACTATCAGTTAACTTTTGGTACTCCTGATTGGGTTGCAGATCCAGTTCCTATAAATGAAGAAGCATTATTAAAAGGATTGCCTTGGGGATCTGGATTGTTTACTGGATATAAAGCAAATAATGATCCCTACAATGAAATATTCATTGCTCAAGAAGAATTAAATGCTCGTAATAGCTTAACTTCTCCTCTATACTCCTATACTGGGTTTGTAATCAATCCATTAGGCGGAAGAGATATGACATATTCAGACGCAGAGAACCATTGGTCTTATACTACTAGTGGTGATGATGGTCAATATAACATTGCTTGTGCCGCAAGAACAAATCCTAGATTAGTTAGATATATGTGTAACTTTACGCACAATGATTCATTAAAAAATTACAGCAGTGAATCCCTCGATATGTCCAATGGTCCTGGCTATGTACTTCCTAATGATATAAACTCAGGAGCATATGTATCCCCTGGATTAATATTTACTCAGTCATGGTCTACAGACTCAGAGGATTTGCATGCAAAGTTTGTTAGCGATGGAGGGAGTAATTCTGGAGAAGACCAAAAGAATGGAAATGGATTTTATAGAGATAACTCTGGTTCACAACAAGATACTCAATGGCCTAATGGTTATTTTTATTTTGGTTTTGGAAAAGATAATCCTAATTGCAAAATTGTAGAAGGTGTTGGCAAAACGTCATCTAACGAACTTATAAATAAAAGCGATCTTGAAGTATTAAATTATGTAGAAACTCCTTTTGCATCAGACCCGACAATGAATATGCGGGTTGATAGCAATCTATATGCAAATAATTATTTTATTGGATGGCAAACTACATTTAATGATTTCTCAAGTAGCTTAGAGAATGTACAAAGTAAGGCTGAATATTTTATTAGTAAGGACTTACTAGATTCTGGCTCAAACTATTTATTTAAAGATTTTGGTGATCTAATGTATACACCTGGTATAAAATATTCTAATCCCGATAATATTGAACCTTTTAATAATATTGGCAATGGCTATGGCTATAACAGCAGTAAAAATTACTATGGATTTTCAAATTCTTTTCCTGATGCTGATGGGATATTCCCTAATTTTGAAGATGAAGATAAAGAAACAAGAGTTTATGGAAATAGTATACCGTTTAATCAACAATCTCCATCAGATGCATTAACTTGTGAGGCAAGAGACAATATGTTGACTAGAGACTCAATGTTATTTAAAGAGCCTGAAAGCATAGGGCAAAATGGAATTGTATTTGAGACAAAAATTTCTACTAATGGATTTGAATCTGATGAATCAAGTAGCACAAGGCCTAAAGCTAATCATATAAATCGGAACTCAGGATTACAATCTATAGCTATTATGAATGGAGACAATTCAAAAGCTTGGGAAGACTCTACTTTATTTTACTCTGATGCAGGAGTGGGAGAACAAGTAGATGCTTCAGGCAAATTGCCAAGTGCAGTTAGTTATAGCTCTGTGCCTTATTTAGTTATTGAAGTAACTCATTCTGAGATTATTTTACATTATATTTGTGATTATACACTTAATAAACATGCTCATGTTATAGGAAATAAATATGAATGGTCTTTGCCTGCTACTGATAGCCCTAACTTAAACTATGAGTTTTCAGACATGATTTTAAGCGGAGGTGAAGTTATTGATGTCCAAAATAACAAGGTGGTCAATCTTTCCAATCCTTGGCTTGAAAATGATATAAATGATGATGGATATGAAGGGCAGATTTATGATCCTATACATAATTACCCTTGGGGTATAAATGGTTATTGTAAATTAAGATTCCTTAAGTCCGAGCAATTATCTGTAAGCACTAAGCAATCAATCGAACTTTTAGCTGCTGGTCCAGGTACTGTTGCATTTTGGAATAATCCTTTAAAGAATGAAAATCATTCTGCCCATGCCAATGGAGAGCTAGATACATTAAGTACATTCTATCCGCCAAAAGCAAAAGATACATCATTTGATTATAATATAGATCCTAGAGACTTGACGGATATAAGTGGAGCAGAAAATGGGAACATTGAGTCAAGTGGTGCTGGAGCAGTAGCAGGATTTCAACTCTTTTCTCTTGGAGATAATGGAGAAAAAAGAGAGATTATATTACACAATTCAAGAAGTCTTAGTGCTGAGCAAACTAATCCTCTTCAAGCAAATATGTTAATTACTAAAACAGATAATGCAAATTCTCCTATCAGTAAGAGCATTTCTGATATTAAGTGGACAAGCGGAGATTATGATGACTCCTATGATGTTAATAATGAATTGAAAACTCAAATAAGCGGTACTGCGGGTATATTTAGTGAGAATCCTGCCTTTGTAACTATTAATGGCTCTGGTTCTTCTAATTATCCAAGAATAACTGATAATTTTAGTAGTGCAACGGGAACAGAAATTATCTTAAAGGCAGAAGATTTTAATGTCAATGCTGGAGAATCATATACAATATCATTACAAGAATATATTGCTGCTGGAGATATTATTTATTTATCATCTGTTAATAAAAGGTATAGGGCCTTAACTGTTACATATGATGGCAATGATAATTCAGCTAATTATGGAAAAACAACTATTGCAATAGATACTAATATCAATGGTACTGGCCATGGAGTATTAACTGCAATTGATAGTGCTGATACAGCTAGTACAGAATCTCTTACTTGTGGAGCATTACATTTTAAGGATGGTGGATCAAGCACTATTAAGTCAGACTTGTTTATCAGTGGTGGATATACAGGCGAATTAAAGGTATTACAGTTTAATAATAATAGTACATTTGCAGATTTAGTGGATAATGATAGTGAGTATCCAACAGGTGGAGGGGCCTTTATTGAAACGAAAGATTTTGATTTTGGTAATCCTTCATCTCTTAAGAATATTAATTATGTTGACATATCAGCAAAGGGTACTGGTTCACTAAAGATATCCTATGCCCTTAATAATTCTGGCAATTTTAATAGAGAATCTATTGATGAACTTGTAACGTCTGTACCATTTGATGATAATCTTAACTTTAAGACTTTTAGATTCCAAAAAGTTAAAGGTTCTATTAAAAATTGCAACTCTATTCAATTAAGGATAGAAATTATTGACGGTGAAGGCTTTGAGTTAAATGATATAAGCATTGTTTATAGGGAGAAAGTTCTTTAATGAGTTTAAGAGGACTACAGCATACTAAATCTAATAGGATAGAAATATCTAAAGGAGTTCCATCTCCAAACGAAGGTAACAATGGAGAACTTAGATTAGGCATTACATCTAAAGGAATCTTCTTGTATGCTAAGTATGGAAATAGATGGTATCAATTAGGAGATGCTGCAATATCTTCAAGCGGACAATTCCCCACACAAAGCATAGCTTCACAGGGGGGCGGAAAATTAGCTACATCAATAGACAGGGGAGATGAATCTCTTAGGATGGGTGGTAAGATAATATTAGGCGATAATGTTATTACCCAGCAAGGATCTAGTAGTGGAGTTAAATTTGACTCTAGTGAGAACTTAACATTAGATTCAGCCAATAATCTTGTTCTTGACGCAGCAAATGCAAGCGGTGGCCAAGGACTGCAATTCCTTCTAAATGGCACTAAGGTTGGAGATATAACAGGGCACCATGCTAATACATATTTTACTTTATATGAAAATGTAGGAGCATCAACAAGTGATTATTTTGCTATAAAGTGCGGGGCAAATGGCGATTCTGACATTATTACATTTGATGCTACTGGGGCTACTGCTCATCTTAATATTACTCCTGATGGCCAATTGACACTAAATCCTGTTAGCACATTAACGTTTCAGCCAACAGGAACTTTAATGATTAGAAAAAGCATGTTCCAACAAGAGCAAGCATCAGCAGATGCGGATCAAGTTGCATATGGTCAAATATGGGTTAAGAACGCTACACCAAATGAATTATACTTTACTAATGATGCTGGTAATGATATCCAAATTACTAGTGGTTCAAGTATGGCAGGAGGCGGAGGTGGTGGAACTTCTTATTGGATTCAGCAGTGGGGAGCAAGGGCATATACAAAAAATTTAAATTGGTATCGCCCAAACTCTACTTATGGGATCGCTTATTATAATTGGAACACTAATACCAGTAGTACATCCTTGCCATCAACTTGGTCCGATAGCAATAACCCAATGATAGTAGTACCAAAAGACTGCACTCTTAAAGAATATAACTTTACTGGCAATTTTTCTAGTTCACAAACCTATGAGGTCGCACTTCTGAAAGGTACTGGAGTTACTTATGGTAGTGCCGGGGATTATACTTTAAGCAATGTGGGGACAACACAGTCACAAGCTGCGACTGGTTATATTTTATATTCTCTAGGTGAAACAGGACTATCTGTTAGTTTGTCAAAGGGAGATATGCTAGTCCCTTTTGTAAGAAGAACTACGCTTGACAGTGTGTCACAATTTTATTTTGAATTATCATTTAGTATAGTTTGCGAGATTAGTTAGATGGCAATAGAAAAAATAAGTAATACTGATGAAGATAAGGCTCTTATTGAGGGATCTGAAGAAGGGGCAATGATTATTGTTCTGATAGATAAAATTAATGAAATAGTAGATTGGATCAATGCACAATAAATTATTTGGATATGTTATTAACAAGGAGTTAAATTGCAAGCAATTTTAAGGAGTAAATACAATGGCTAGTGGCAGAGTAAGAGCAAGATATAACCTCGCAAAGGATATAAGAAAATCAGATAACATTCTAAAGAGTTCAGCACAGCGAGCCCAAGAACAAAATGAAGCTGCTGCTGATAGTTCTTTTTGGGGTAGACTGGGTGGAGCAGGATTAGGCGCACTTGCTGGCCTTGCATTAGCTCCACTAACCGGAGGTGCAAGCTTAGCTGTTATGTCTGGACTTACAGCTGCTACAATAGGAGCTGGAATAGGTTCATATACTGGTAGTAAGGCAGGTGAAAGAGCAGCAGGAGGTATAGACACTACTGTTGAATCTGGTGGATTTGGTAGAGATAAGGTGGCTGACATGAATAAATCTCTTGAGGACTATAAAAAAGGTGTTAATGAGGATAGACTTATGAACGCCGCTAGTGATGCGTTTAGTGTATATACTGCGGGAGGTGGATTAAATGCTGGCACTGGATTGCAAGGTGGCACTGGTGCTTTTGCATCATCTGCAGCTAAGGTTGGGCAAGGAGGGGCTAGTTCTTATTCTTACTTAGCTCAGGAGCAGGCAAAACAATTGATTGGTCGAGGTGCTAAAAACTATGGAAAGCAGAAGCTAGGATTAGATGTTTATGAAGCTTATATTAAGGATAATAAATAATGCCATTCGGTACAGATAATTTAAACTATGGTGAGGGATTTGGTGGCTCTTCCGAAGAGTTTGGTAGTTCTATATATGATGAGTACATGGGAGATACAATAGTAAGTGATGATGTTGATGTTTCAGATTACTTATACACATACGACCCACTTAAAGAACAAAATTTATTAGCAGACTATATGTCTGGGCTTACAGATTTAGGAGATAAGACAGAGGACGTGCGCACTAAAGCTATTGCAGAAAGAAAAGCATTATCTAAAAGTATAAAAGGTGGCCTTACTTCTGGCACAATGGAGTCTATGGAAGAAGAAGGTATGGCTGCTGCATCTAGAGCACAAGCAGGGTTATATAGGGCTCAAGGAAGTGCTAAACGTGGGCTAGGAGAGGCTATAGGTTCATTAAGAGAACAATATGAATCTGATATGGCCTCATCAGTTGAGGCATATAATACAGCTGTAGGGGGTGATGGAGCAACTCAAAATGAAATTGATGCTGAAGTAGCTGCAGATGGTGTAACAGAAGCGAATATTAGAGCTGCAGGAGGAGATATAGAATTAGCCCGCTATCAGACTGCTTTTGGCTTAGATTGGGATGGAGACGGTACTGAGAGACACGGGTATGGCACTCAAAGTGCTGGCCATAATAATGGTTGGGGTGAACATGGTGATACTTGGTATAAAACGGATACAAAACAACCATATCATTATTATGATGAAGGCGTCTTTTATGATGGACATTGGAAAAGTGGTAAAGGGGGTCATTGGTAATGGCTAGAAGTAGAATAGCAACAGGTTTAGAAAAATTAATGAGTGATCTCCCTAAGTTGATGATACAAAGGAGTATGGCTGAAAACTCTCAAATGAAGAAACTATCTATAGCTGCTACTGAAGGGTACTTAAAGGAAGCTGCTAATTATACAAGTGTAGCTCAATTTGATGCAGCTGCAGCCTCTATGATGGATGAATTAACTCCCCATGGTAATGACCCCACTATAGCTATGGCAGGAAACAATGCACTAAAAGCAATGGGCAGATTAAGGGATAACTTTGTAAACAAGCAAGAGGCAGTTGTTAGTTTTAACCAATCATTTGCTAAAGCCAAGGAATTAAAACTAGAAGATACTACTTCAGGTATGCAAGAGCTATACAATTCTATGATGACTACCTTTGAGGCTAAGAAGCAATACTTTAATTCTACTGAATATAGTGCATATCAAAAAGAAATAGAAGCTCTTGGGGATGATATTAAGACTAAGTCTATGTTTAACTATATAGATGATTTAGCATTGGGCGAAACAGATGAGAACGGTAATATAATAGTTGCTCCAGGTATACAATCTGCTACTACTGGACTTAAGAATCTTTATGAGATGAATAAAGTAGGGGCAATATCTAACAAAGATGCTATGAAGGAATTGTTTAAGATATCTAAAGATATTAATGCAGGCAATGTAGGGGCAATCCTTAATTACGGCACTAAAGACATGCGCTTGTTAGATAGAGAGCTAAAAGACTTTAATTACGGTGAACTTAATGATGACTATAAAAAGACTTTAACGAGTGACTTTAGTGCACTACAGTTTACCGAGAAAGAAATTACTCCTGATAATATTTCATATGTTAGAAGTAGTGTCGGTGAGAATATAACCAATGTATTTAATACTGGATTTATTGATTTACCTAAGAAGAAGAATGGAAGATCTTACTCAAAGAATATTGATGGCCTTGAGAACTTCATTAAAGATAAGTTAAAAGAAAATCCCAACCAATCTGTATATGATATACTTGAAGGCAATGTAGATACATGGGGCTATGGGCTTAAGCCTGGTGATCCTGATACTGCGACTGCCAGGAACCAAAGACTTCATTTCTCTAAGATGCTAGATCTATATATGAAGACCGGCGACATTCAAGACCAAATCCTTGATGCTCAGAGCAATACTAATGTAGATAGTTCTATATCAGCATATACTAATAGGCTTGTTAATTTAGCTGTAGATGAACAGGAGCCTACAGCTCCCGTAGTACCTCCTGCAACTGGCACAAAGATGTCTACTTCTCCAAGTCCATTTATACCATCTACCACTCAACCAGTTGGAGTATTAGCTCCTCCCAAAACTGTTGGTGGAACTCCTGCAGGAAAGCAAACTGCTGCTGGTCAAAGTATAATGAAGGGTCAGAGCAATATATTGGATTTAGTTAAGACTATAGCAGACAAGAAGAGAGCTGAAGAATTTGCACAAATACCAGAGAGCGAATGGGATGAGGTAAGAAAAGCTCCATCTACAGAGCCCAAGAGCACATTCACTATGGCTAAAGGGGTAGATGTCACAGATATTATTGCATCAATAGATCCTAAGCCTACATCTAAACCAAGTAAACCTGCTGCAGTTCCTGATAAAGGCAAACTATCACTAGGCAAGGTATTAGGTGGATTAGCTCAAGATAAGAGTCCTGAGGCTGTTGCTAAACGTGCAGAGGCTGAAAGAGTAGCTGATATCAGAGTATCAGTACCATCTCAATCACCAGATCAAGATGATATGTCTTATATTAATTCTATAGACTCTAAGCAATTAAGAAAAATTGGAATATGGTCTGACAAGAATGTTACTCGTAAGCTAAAGAGTTCAGCTAAAAAAGAGCTGCAAGAAACTATTAAAGAACTACAAGGCATGAGAGGTGATGCTGATGCTGCTATGGTTGCTAAGGAATTACCTAAGCTTAGAAGATTACTCAAAGAGTTTAATACTGCTGGTGTAAATAAAATTAGTAAAGGGATGCTAGAGTATATGTATGCTCTTAATGCATCTCAGTATGAAGGAGTGGATGATTTTATTGCCAGTCTTAGTGACGGCAAAATAGGAGTAGAATAATGGCCGACCCTCAAGTCGCTACTAAGTTGACCCCTGCTGAGTGGGGGACTCAATTCAGACAAGAAAACCCAAACTATTTTAGATACCAAGATATAACAGATCCTGCTGAATTTGCAGATGCTATGCGCTCTACATTGGATATTGATAGCATTGTAGACTTTTCTGAATACGATATGGAAATGACTCCAACAGGTTCAATGGTGTCTAAGATTCCTATTGTTGGTGGTGCAATAGATGCAGCATTAAATATTGGTACAAGAAAACCTCAAAGCATCATGGTTGATGGTGAGGAGACTGCTGTTGGAGCTCATATATTTGGCGATGATAGTAAGGCATGGTATACTGGTCAAAGATTTATAAGTGGAATCCCAACCTTTATTGCAGGGCAAGTAGCTGGAGGCTTTGATGAGCAATCAGCTTATGCGATGGTAACAGAGAGCATTACAAAAGATGGTAGTGGAAATCCTATCCTTGATGAAAATGGGATGATGGATTGGGTTGATGGTAGCGGGAATATACATAAAGTTACTAAAGAAGATATGCTTGAAAGAGCTGATAAGCTAAGAAGCTCATCGTTCCTACCATTTGGGATTGGTCCAAACTGGAAAGAAGCTGAGGAATGGCTGACAAATAAAACTATTGACTTCTGGACTGAGCATAAAAAAAGACAAGATGAGTATCTTATTAATAACCCTGGCGTACAGGGCTACTTGCAATGGCAAAAAGAAACACCATTCAGCTATGAAGATCATGGAGTTAGGCAATTTGTACACCCTCAAATGATAGCTCGGGCTGTTGCAGATATGCTGCCAAGTATGACTGTTGGTACACTGTTAGGTGGAGCTCCTGGAGCAGTTAGGCAAACCTTTGGCGCAGCTATTGGTACTCAGACAGTAAAACAAGGATTAAAGAATTTAACAGTAGGTAGCTTTGCCCAGGTAGGCGGTATGACATTAATGGAAGGTAGTGGCCAGATGGAAGAGTCATTAGACATTCTTGTTAATGAGCTTAAGATGGATCCAGGACAGGCTGTGCCAATAGCTGCATCAACAGCATTAGTTGTTGGTATCACTAATGGTTTACTAGAGAAATTACAATTCACCAAGATAGCAAAGTATGGAGCATTTGACGATCAGGCTAAAACCCTGCTTACCTCTACTGTATTAAGAAAATTTTATGATGATGCAATGAAAGCTGGAGGTGTTGCTAAGTGGATGAGTAAGGGTGGTGAGTTCTTAGTAGATAACATTGAAGAAGGTGTTATAGAGGCAATGCAAGAGATTAATGGATTAGCTATGAGTAAAGCATTAGAATCTGGGCATGCTGCAACCCCTGAAGAAGCTATGGATTTATACCATAGACAATTTTCTAATATGGAAAATATGAAAGAAATGGCATCATCTCCTGAAGCACTCCAGGCATTCTTTACTGGTACAGCTGGTGGTGGTGGTATGTCTGCAGGGACTAAAGGTATATCTTATTTAATGGGTAATAAAGATGCCAAAGACCAAGTAACTATTGGAGTTGATGAAGATTCTCCTGACGGCAAGCCAGGTATATTAGTTGGTATTGGCGGGAAAATAAAAAGGTTTATTACTAAAGACAAGGATACGGCTAAAATAATAACAAGCACTGTGCAAAAAAAAGCAGAAGACGAAGGTTTTGCTGTACCAGAGCTTAATAAGAACATTGAAGATATAAGTACTATGGGGGAATTATTAATTGCACTGGCTCATCAATCAAGTGATGGTAGGTTAGGGGCAATTGCACGAATATGGGATAAAGGCAATAGGGGTAGATCAAAGGACCATCAAGATTTAACTGATGCTCAAATTATATTAAATAAACTAAGCAAAGATAACAGGCTTATGGCTGATGTTAGCCAAGCTATACAAATGGTTATTGATAAAGCTGGCATTGGTGTGCTTGATGAAATCCAAGATGAGTCTATCAAGAATACTATTATATCGGAATTAAGAATAAATTACAAAAGGGAAGTAAAATCAAGCATTGCCCCAGGTGAAAGCGGGCAAGAAGTAGGCGATAAAGCAGATGAGTTTCTCGATAAGGCTTTAGAGGATAATGATGATTTCATAAAAGTCTATAATGATGAAACAGAGTTTACAAATCAATTAAATGAATTTCTAGAGGGGAATGTAGATACAGGAGCAACATATCAGAGTTCAAAAGCTCCTGGTCCAGCTGAACAACAAAAAATAGATGAAGGAAATGCAAGAAGATCTAGAGTTAAAGATATTTTCTTAGACCCTAATAAAGGATGGGATGTTAAAGATTTAGCTTATGCAGCACAAGTAGCATTTGAACAGAGGGGTATAAACGGATTAAAAGCTTTCCTTGGGGGCACACAGGGGACTAAAAGTAAGCCTGGATTTAGAGGCTTAACCAAGATGAGCCTTAAAGTCCTAATGGATGCCTATGGGCTTAAGTATACTACCAAAACTAAAAGGGAGGATATGATTTCAGCCTTAATGAAGGCTATGGCAAAACAGGCTGTATCTGAGATTAACATTAAAACCTCCCAGAAAGATAAGCCTGCTAAGAAGAAGCCTAAAACTACAGCTCAAAAAATGGATGCATTCTTTGGTGAAGAAGAGTCTACTCCAGTGGAAGATCCTATTGAAACTAAGGCATCTGAGATACAGGCCGAGATAGATAAGCTAGAAAGAGCCTTGCCCAAGATGGATGGACCAGGAGCAACCCAATTAAAGATGGCTATTGGGGCATTAAGGAAACAGCAAAAGCAATTAAGTTTAGGTACTAAGCCTAAGCCTAAGGTAGAGGTGGAGCCTAAAAAAGAAAAGATTACAGAAGAAGAAGTTAAAACTGATACTGGAGAGACTATTACGATCACGCCTACTGGAGAAGGAGTTACTCCTGCCTCTGCTGTAGCCAAGGGATTGGATATGATAGATAGTGAGGATGCGTCTAATTTTGCAGATGAATCAGCACAAGAATTAAACGAAGATAACTATGACAATGTTGAAGAAGAGACAGATGATATATCAGATATTATTAATAATTGCGGGAGAGGTATATAATGGGGTTTAATGGAGTATGTCCTACAACTAGGGAAGGTGTAGTTGATGAGCTAAAGTCTCAATTGCAAGATTATCTAAAGAACTATTCAGATGATCCTCTTAGTGCATTACAAATGCTCAGGCATCGTATAAGAAGCACTGATGGATTTCATATAACAGATATAGAGCTCCTTAATGAGGCTGCAATGAAAGCATTCCCAGGAAAAGGCTTGGGTGAAAGCTTTATTACAGAGGAGGTTGATTTATCTTTAGCTCAAGCTGGGACTGAAACCTATAACTTAAGTGCTATTCATGAGTTGTTTGCAATTGAAAAGAAGATAGAGGTTGTAGAGGAGTCAGATGAGCAGGGTAATTATAGCGGAGATGATAATAATTCTCCTAGCATTAGGGTTGGTGATGGTGGGCCCAAGGTATATGATGGATTATTCTTTGACTTAGTTGGAGAGATTTTACCCGAAAAGGATATTGCAAAAGTATATAATAAGGTTCGCAGTTTGCCTTTTGTTGACTTCTGGGATTGGACAGAGAATAATTTTAATGCAATAATATTAGATAAGAATGACATTGAAGGCATTACTGCTGGTGTTGATATAAACCCAGAGACTAATGAAGCATATACTGAGAGAGAATTAAAAGATGCATTAAACAACTTTAGAAAAATAAAAGCATTCTGGGTTGTAAATCAGGGCATTAATAAGATTAAATCTAATGAGCGGGTTCAACTTACATATACTAATATTAGCAGAGGGAAGCTAGCTAGTTTAATGCGTGAGTCAAAAGGAGTCTTATCTATAGTTAAAGAGAAGCTAGCTACTGCTATGACTGCTAATAAAGTTATAAAGATGTTTCAAACTATACTCCCATTCAATCTCTCTACCAAAATAGATAACCCTGAATGGTTAAATACCAACTTTATAGATGGTCTAAAGACTCAAGTCAGAGGTATAAGAGTAGGTGAAGTTACTAAGTACATGACATTAAGTGACTTAAAGGAAATTGTTAAGGCAGGAAGTACTTGGTTTGCAAAGGATGTATTGTCTGAGATATCCCCTAGCATGCTTAATAGCTGGGCTGTAAGCCTTATGGGTCAAAGGTCTAAAACTCAATTAATGCCACAAGTTCTAGTTGGCATGAGTGCTGGTGATAAGGGTAACTTTATAATTACTGAAGTATTAGGGGAGCATGTAACAGAATTATTGACAGAGAAAGAGTTATTGGCTGCATTCAAGAAGATGAAGCTACCTAAATGGTTTATGAATGAGCTAGCTGGTAGCAAGACTTCTATATTTACTAAGCTCGATACAATGTTTAGGAAGATAACAGACAAGGAGCTTGAGGGACTTATCAAGATAGATGGTAAGGGTGGATTCGTTGCAAAGACTGAGGGCGTTGCAATTACAGAGAATACTAGAGAGTTAATGAATAGAGCTATAGTTTATATCAAGGCATTACAGGTTGCAGATATACTAGCATTTAATAACTTTCAAAAGTACATTGAGACTCAAACTCAAGACAGCAATGTTAAGAATGAATTTATAGGCAGCTTAAAAGATATACCTAAGATTAATGGTAGAAGAGCTTATCCTGGCTGGCAACACATGGCTGGTATCATAGCTAAGCATGAATGGTGGAAGGCAGTGCGCGGCAATGGCTATCTAGAGAAGGGAACTAGACATAACTTTAATAGGTCTAGGCTATCAGTAACTAAGGGCTTAATTAACCCTGATGCAAGAGACTCTAACCATTTGATTTATGATCACGAGAATGTGGATGTATATTATAATGGCGAGAAGATTGAGAATATATCAAAATTACCTGGACTAGTTAACCCTAAGAACTGGGCTGATGGTATATCATTTATATCTACTGAGTTTGCAGATGCAACTGCAGATGGCTATGGAGTATTTGCAGTATATGAGAATGAGCATAATTTAAGAGAAATTAAGACTGTACTTGTAGAGCTCTCTGAGGATGGTGAGAACTATATAGAGATGAAGCATTCAGAGCAAGTAGGTATTGCTGGACTTAAGATTGTTAAGAAAGGCAAAGACCCTGATGTTGTTGATAATATAGTAGCTGACATTATTAAAGAGGGTGATCAGGTTAGAATATTCAAAGTTCAGGATGGAAGATATACCCCTGTAGATATGATAAGTGATAAGGATGCTGTTAAGACTAATACTGGAGAGTATGATTTAACTGGCAGAACATCTCATTCATTCTCATTACCTAATACCTCAAGGAGACTTGTGATAGCTCCTCATGCAAGATCAGCTGGGAATGTATTTAATGCTACACAATATTTAAATGTGCTTAGCTATACCAGTGATGCTCATCAGGATGTTATAGATGAGTTTGGTAGATTCTTTACAGATATGCTATTAGATCAGTCTAGTGAGTATATCAACTCTTTATTGGATGCGGTAGAGGATCCTAATAAGATGCGTAAACTTATTGGGTATATTTTTGCTGAGAAGAATGTACAAAAGAATCACATTGCAGATAAACTTACAGTGTTAGATGGTATTGGTATTAACTCTCCTGAGTTTAGAGCATTGTTTGAATCTTTATTGACTAATTTGATATTTAATAAGGGCGCTACCCAGGCACGGACCACTGATCCCCGTATGCTTAAGAGTGCTAAAGGTCAGGTAGGTAGCCACTATATCCTTAAACCAGACCCAGGAAGAATAGGACTTGATGAAAATGGTGTTCCTCAAGGGGTTATCTTATCTGCAGATAATCATGCTATATATAATAAGATAGTTAAGATTATGAAAGCGAAAAAGATGTTACCTCAAGGGTTTGATTCAGCAAACAAGAGCCAGCAAATTAAGCTGGTCAATACTGAATTAAAGGCTAATCCAATAAGTGTTTATGATTACAGAGCTCCGATTGTTAGTATTAATGCAGTAGAGTCACGAAGGATTTTAGAGTTCGTTGAAGACGAGGGGAATGCTATATATCACCACCCATTAGATGTATATACAAGACTAGTTGGTGACTTTGATATTGATGAGGCTGGAGTTGTATTGTTAACAGACAAGCAAGCAAAAGCATTCGAGAAGTTCCAGAACAGCGTGTTCTTTAAAGAGCAAAGAAAGAAATCTTCAGAGCTTGATATATTTGAGGTATCAGAGTCTAGCTCTTTAGCTAGTTTCTCAGGCACATTGCAAGATATGTCAGATACAGTTAAGGGGCATTATACTCAAGGGATTATGACTAATGCTAAAAACTTGCTATTCACCTTATCTAAGCACTTTAATAGCATTGAGTTCACTGAAAAGAATGGTAATGTTGTTACTCTTACACCTAAAAAACCAGATGATATGTCTGTTATGGACTATGCGCCATTAGAAGATAAAGTTGAACGCTTTAATAGTAAGGGTAAAAAAGTGATGGTGCCTCTTACTACTGATATATTGCATGAGATGGGCTGGACATGGGCTAGCATTGTAGTTGTTAATGGCAAGAGATATTTAAAGACTACTGCTGAGCATGAGATGCTGCTTATTGTTAATGCTGCAGTAGATCACCCTAAGAATACAATCCTTACGACTAAGTGGGGTTATGAAAAGCCATCATGGATATATGAAAGAATATTCAATATCGAGGGAGGTGAGTTAACCAATGGTCATGTTAGCTTGTTAAAAGGTCGTAGAGTAGGAGGTAAGTATTTACCGGGCCTATTAGACAACTTTAGCTTTTCTGCATTAAAGAAGGGTAGAGATGGTGTTGGTAATAAGATGAGTATTGATCAGATATACTATAAGCTTACAAATCTACATGCATTTTTTGATTTAAGTGCAGAGGGTCAAGCAGAGTCATTAATGGCTGATAAAGAAATTATCAATGGGAAAACTAAAGAGATATCTCTAAAGATTAGTGACATTAGCATGAATAAAATACTCACCTATGAAGAAGAGTTGCTTTTAAACCCGATAACTCAATTGAGGAAGAAGTTTGGAGAAGATGGACAGCAGTCTCCAATGGAGTGGAGTGAAGAGTTAGATAACAACGCACACCTTATTGCAGCTAGAGACGCTGCTACATGGGCTATGAATCAAGGATATGGCCTTAGTTCCGAGGCAGTAACTAAAGCTGAGGCTTTTGCTATTGACTTAATGAATAAGTACTGGGGTATTATAAAGAATCTAGGTGGAGTATATACGCAAAATTCTGTAAATTATGATGCAGATTTGTTAGCATTAACATCTGCTATGGAGTTTCAGCTTGGGAAGAATGTAGAAAAGTATGGAGAAGGATTCTCTGCTGCAGTTACAGTTTCTATATTAAATAGAGTAGCTATATTAGATGCAGAAGGAGATGCTTCAGCTATAAACATTAAGCAGTTACCTCCATTACCTGTTCTTCATGAAGGTGTATACAAAGTGTACAAGCAAAAACAGGAAGATATACAATATTATAAAGAGACAAATGCTAAGGGGCAGACTTTCAATAAATATGATTCAAAAGCGGTAAATGAAAGGCTGGTTAGTGATAGAGATGATGTCCTTGGAATGTTAACTGATAGAGAGGGGCCTTGTAGTGGCGTGTAGTGTAAATAGACCTAGAATAAAAGCTAGTTTTAATCAGATCTTTGGTAATATTATAAACAATCGAAGTCTTATCGAGGATGACAATAAAAACAAGAAGAGAAAGCAAAGAGATTTAAAGATGGATCTCAAAAAGGCTAAAGACTTCAAAGAAAAGACTAGGTTAAAGAGAGAGCTTAAAAGCATTCAGTATGAGATTATTAAATCAGATAATGACCTCAAACAATACCCTTTAAAATTCAAAGCATTATCTACTGTAAGAGAGTTGCTAGTTGATCAAATTGATGACTTCCTATCAGAAGGTGCAATTGTAGATTTGGATATTAATATCCAATTAAATGCTATTAAAGATCTATTGAAGAAGAGGTATGGTGCATTTGGCCATCTTAATCAGCTATCTGCAGAAGATTTGATATCAATAGGTAATGATTTAGTAGATATATTTAAAAGGCAGGCTAAGTCTGCAGGCAAAGCGAAAACAAGTATGCTTGCTAAATTATTCAAGAGATATAAGCCAGGTGATTTAAGCTGGTGGCAAGATCAGGTTATGGACCCTGTAATGGCAATGGCTGAACTTGACCAAAGTGGATGGGCGGTTAAGTTTGTTCAAGATACTAAAGACTTCCTGTCTAAATCTTCCTCAGATGCAAACTACTTTAAAGATAGAATGAAAATTAGTTTCTCTAAACTAAATCAATATGTGTCATACAATAATTATGCATATAATGTTGATGATGTTAATGCTGATGGCGAAAGAGTTATAACAAAATCCAAAGAGGAAAGAAGGACTGGCACAATGGCCAACCTAGTTTCACTAGCTCATCGTATATTAGATGGACAGACTAGGCGTATTGTACCTACTGCATTATTCACTTCTATTAATGGTAAGCCTGCCAAGACAAAGGAATTTGCTGAGGATGAGAAAGAAATATTTAAGCTATTAGATATGGCTCATACTAATCATATCTTTAAGGGTGGTCATATACAGACATACATTAACCCTCAAACTAAAGAAGAATTTGCATATATACCAATTAGGAAAGAAATTGACGGAAGGATTGTATGGAGAGCTTATGAAGTTCCAATGCAAACATATACTCAAGAAGGTGGAACTACCTTTACAGGCATAGCTCAACCACCTAATCGTACTGATAGGCAGGAAGTGTGGTTTGAATGGTTCCTTGGAGCTAAAAATGCTGATGGAACTCCAAGAACCTCAAGAAGGTTAGCTCCCACTATTAATGAAGCTGGTGCGCAGGTAGCTGGTAGCATGCAAGAGGGTTGGTACAGTGCTACTGCTAATGAACAACTGTCTGGCTACAAAATAAATAAAAAGGGCCAAAGACAGGATATAGACACTCAAGCTTATGGTGGTTTTGTATTGAGTAGTGAAGACTCTAGATACCCTGATGTTGATGGCTTGACCGAAGAAGAAACATTGCCTCAAGAATTTTATGACTTTGTAGATTCTATGAGAAAGATATTAAAGCAAGTATTCCTTGAGGAAAATAATTCTGCATCTAAAGCTAATAAAGAATTGAATAGGATTGTTACTAAAACTAGGCTTGGAGAAAAGTTTACCAAGAAAGAATTAGATGCCGTAATTAATGAGATAATGGGATTAGATGTAAACAATAATACCTGGGTTAAAGAAGGTGTTGTTGTATCTGCATTTAAAATTATGGGTGAAAGGAACGACTATAGTACTTGGATGTTTGCATTGCATGATAGCTTAAGAGCATTTTCTAAGAATATAGTATTTGCTGATTCTAATTTACGAACTGCTCAGGCTAAATACAATAGGTTAGTTGAACAAGAAGGAGCCTCTTCACCTGCTGCAATATTAGCGCATTCAAATATGGAAGATAAGCAAGATATGCTTGATGTTGCTGTTGAAAAACGGGATATTGCTTTAGCTCTAAAAGAAAAGCATGAAGCCGTCCCCATGGGATTACAAGATGTAATTAAATATGCTAAGCAGAGATCTGGATTACTATCTCCGTTCCCAATATATCACAAAGAAACTGGGATAGAAATACATGCTGGTAGAAGATTAGATTTTAATGTATTCCTTGAATATGCTGAGAATATAACAAAGCAAATGAATCAAAATCACTTAAAGTTATCTCTATTGGAATCTTCATTGGCTGTTGATAAACCTGTTCGTGATTATATAGTAGATCAGACTAAAGCTACCATGGGTAGACATGATGCATCTGCTGGTTTTATGGGGCTAAACTACGGCACTGAGCATGTAGCGAATAAAATACAACGTAACCTTAGAAAGGTCCCTATCTTTAAGAATATTACAGTGACTTCTAATATGCTATATAAACCATTGCATACACTTAGCTCAATTATATCTGGTAGTTCACTTCAAATGGGTTCAGCGCTGAATAATAATTTTCAGAGGCTTAATACATATGCAGAAGTTATGGCAGCTCTAGAGATTGACTTAGAAGATCTAAATGAATTAGATCCTACCTTGTCTGAAAGAGTTGCAAAAGAGTCAGGTGTTACAGATGTTATGATCGCTATTGGTGATGCTTTAGTTGGTAGCGCAAACTCTAAGATGACTGGAATGACTGGTTTTATAACCATGAGGGATTGGGTTGGCATTAAGCTTAGTAAGCAAAAATGGATGGCTAAAGTTAGGAAGAGTAATCATTGGCAGACATGGATTGCAGAAGCTACAAAAGATTTAGGATTAGATTCAGTAGCAGCTGCAGCTAAATTTGATGATGTTATGGAAGGTATATGGGAGATCACTAATGGAGTGGTTGATAAGAAGGGCCAGAATAAACATTTCACAGAGAAGGAAAGAAAAGCTTTAATAGAAAAGACGTCTGGGGTTATATCTGATGATTTAGTTCGACAGTGGACTACATGGGGTCTTGGTGGGGGTATACTTCATGGAATGTTTAGAAAGATAGGTGCTGATAAATTATTAGCATTTACAGGAGTTGAGATTAAGATGCGTGAAGAGGCTGCTCTTACTGGAGCATACTTAGCTTGGCAAAATGGTGTAGTTCCAGAGAATTGGTCTGATAAATATGACAGCCCATTGCTGCATCCACTTGCATTAGAAGCAGGTAGAGAAATGGTTAATGCTACTATGTTTGGTATGTCTCAGCAATTCTTGAGTAAGATGTTCAGGGGAGCTATAGGTCAAACACTTTGGAAATTCAAACCATATCAATGGCATCAAATGCGTGCTGAATGGAAATATATTGATACTTATAGAAAAAGTAAATCTCATTTAAGTGCTGCTCAAAGGAAGATAGAGTATGCTAAGTTATTTAATCCCAACTATATACCTAAGTCTAGGGTTGAGATGAGAATGAAAAGATTCCTGACTACTAGAGCTTTATGGGCTATAGCAGGTAGTCTATCTCATGTTCAAATACCTTTCCTTAGTGGTGTATATAGAGGTATATATAATGTAATAAGGGGAATAACTGGTCAAGGAATTGGCCCAGCTGTTAGGGGTGGATCATCAGTTATGATTCAAGCAGCGCTTCAAACATTATTCTCAATTGGTACTATCTTTGATTTCTTTGATGATGATGAGGAGGAAAAGGTATTTCAGGAAACATATAGAATGTTTCTACCTATGTTTGTAAATATTTTTATTGAGATGTATCAAAAGGAAGACTTAGGACAAGCGCTAATATTACCATTAAGGCTTGTCGCTAAGCCTGTAGGAGTTATTGCAGAAGAAGTTCAGAAAGCTCTAAGTGTTGATTAATATAGTTCTTTCCTGATCATACGGTCTGCTTGTTTCTCCATATCTTGTATTTTTGTAGATATAATCCTTATTTCTTTTACGAGCATCTTTAATAGCTCTTCTGGACTATCTATTTCCTCTTGTTTGTAGTTCATCTATTCCTTAATTAGATCTATAAACGATTCAAAGTTAAGTACGGCGTAAGCGCCCCTTCTGTTCTTTTTAATTACTAATACAGGAACACGATCTTCTGCATTAGTCTTTGCCTGATCTATACTATCCCACAGGCTTAATCTCTCTTGGTTTTTGCATTCAAAGCTATATCGTATTGCTTGCTTCGCTGCAGGGGAAAGAACAATGTCTTCCCCCGGCATACCCATCGTTTGAGACTTGATATCATCCGGTGAAAGGGATCCAAATGCATCAATTAATGCGTCTCTTACGTGGTTCTGAAGTCTCCTACCTTTAGCTTTTCCGCTTTTAGGAGTACCCATCTCTTATTCCTCTATATTTAAGGTTACTGATTCTCGGTACTCTCTCCTTGGGTTAAGCCATGTATTGACTGACCCAAGCAATTCGAATATTTCAGATTCTTCTGGCATATTTTTGTTTATATCTTCTCTTATAGACATCAACCATTGGAATATTATTGTAGCTTCATTTATTTTCCAATGCAATGCCTTGCCATTGATCTCTCTTATATCATCTTCCATTCTACTCCTTTATCTTCATTAACCACGACTGAATGTCAATGGCTTCTTTTTCTACTAACAATTTATTAAAATCCTTATGAGCAGTTGACCCCACAAGTGCATACGCTACAAGGCTTGCTATCTTCATCGTCAATGAGTGACTGATTTTCACGTTGTACTCTTTTGATTGTGTTTCCAATGATAGTGTCCCTTTCTTTATCTGTTAAAAGTATATTATTTACACGCTCTTTTCTAGATTGTTGTTCCCTGATATTTACATCTATATCGAGTGCGAACTCTAGTGCTTCTATCCACCCTTGATTATTAGCCCAATCCATTTCATCCATAGGCTTAGTTCCATCACGATCATTGTATTCCTTTTCTAAACACTCCTTTATTTGCTCCTTAGTCTTCATTAAAAAACCACTTTCTCTTTTTATTTTTAGATCCCATTTCTTTAATGGCACACTTCTTGCATATTTCATATTCATATGCAGGTACAAGTGCTGCAATGGCCGGATGTGGCCTGCGAACAAAAACATTCACAGGCTTTATCCAACTTGTACTACAGCCTTTGCACTTAAAGCTAGCCCTCTTCTGATTCTGATTGCTTAGAGTTGGCAAATTCTTCAACTATTAGCTCCAGTTCATTTATCTGCCTGAATAAATCAAGCATACGTTTTGAGGTTTGTTCTCTAAATGCATTTATACTGTCTTTCCAATCAGCATCATCAGCCATTCTATCTTGCATACTCATACTGTTTCATCTCCTATTGCTTGATACGATACTTCGCCAGTATCTGGGTTAAATGTAGTTCCATTATTCTTTAGTTCACTATCAGCTAGGAACTCTTCTACTCCCCATTCAACATTAGCTTCACCTTCAGCCATTGCCCATAATAGGGTTAGATATACAATAGCATCTTTAATCCTACCACGTACATCTTCTCTTTGAGATGTGTGCCCATTAACATGAGCTATAATGCCATCCATATGTTTCATTAAAAATGTCATTAGCACTTTATCCCTTGTTGTACTTAATTGCCTTGCTGTTCTTTCAAAGTTTGCAAATACATTAATTACATCATGAGCATACTCCTTTTGTCCCTCATCTCTTGTTTCTTTAATCTCATCAATGATTTCTGCAAAGAACTCATCGTATCTATCTTTTGTCATTAGTACTCTCCAATTACTGCTAATTCATTCTTAATTAGCTTGTTGTTTATTACTTCTAGCTTCATGTCTACATGCTCACGTTCTCTATTAGCCTCACACCTAATGCGTAATTCTTCAATAAGTCCTGTCATCTTACTCTTAGATGGTATAACTGATAGAAGTTTATTAGTATTATATGCTGTTCTAAATGAACCTTTAGCTGAAGCAACATTCATATTGCCTTCATGGAATGCACCTTTAGTAATCTCACTAACAGTGAATACTACTATATTATGCTTAACTGCAACTTCCATTAATGCTTGTGATGCTTCCTCTGTCTTCATGTTCGGATCTCTATGCTTAGATTTAAATAATCCCATATGATCAACCACTACTATTTCAGGTTTCGTTGATAGCATTGATATACGCTTATCTAGTTCATTTGCATATGGACATGAATAGTCAACTGTAAGCCAGCCGAATCTTTCATCCATACCATTTTTACCTTTAGCATAGTGAGCTCGTAACTCTTCTTCACTCCAGCCCATCTCTATCTGAACAAACCTAGACCATATTTGCCTTGGAGACATTTCCATCTCTATAAAGTATGTAGGTCTCTTAAACCCATTCATAAGATTCTGTAAGAACATAGTCTTCATACTCTTAGGAGGAGCTTGAACAACAACTACTTCACCTGGATATATAGGAAAGTTTTCACCTGGCCATATATCACCAAAGTCAAGAGGCTTCTGGTTGCTTGTTAAGAAATTAATCAGTGATGTTTCCATAGTGTTGGAGTCCATAACTGTCTGGTTTTTCTTGGACTTATAGAGTTTGCATGTATTTTTACAATGGTCATCCATGATCTTATCACCACAACCATATCTATTACCTGATCCACCATGTGCATCATATGCACTATTAACTATACTTTCCATTTCTTTAGCTTTAAATGGTGATTCAGGGTCATCAACTTGTTGTCTCCATTGCTCCATTATAACCTGCACAACAGATTCTGGATATAGCCATCTAAACCAAGCACTTAATCGCAATGCTGTAGCATGCCTTGATCCACATTCTTTACTGGATAACATACTATTTATACATGGATAGTTTACTGGGTCTGGCGTTCTCCCTTGTGATATAAACTCAGGTTCTTTTTGTTGATCAAACTTAACTCTCTCCATTACATCAAATACTGGATCACATTCAAGTTCAAAATCAGATACTGGACCTGGATGTCTAGCTATTTTCTGTAGATGTTCTGTTATATATGCATTATCTAGATCTTTACGATTTATCTCACGCTTCCATAGACCTGCTTTAAGATTCATTGTATTTACAACTCTTATTAGCCTTGTCTTATCTGTTACAGATGGATCTGCAAAATCAAATATACCTGCATTAGTTAGCGCGTCTTTGACCTTGAGATGCAGATTAGCATCAGGTTTCCACCTAAAAGCAGAAGATGGTATACCGACATGAAATCCTTTATTCCCACTAAAATAAATACGATAAGGAACCCCAAGATCATCCAATAGCATGAGTAGTCCAATTGTTTTTTGTCTGGCATTTTCAAGGTCAGTTTTATCCTTTCCATCTACATCTAATATAAATTCGTCAGGTATATAAACTAAGCCATCGAAACCAGATAAAGTGTGTTTATTCGCAAAGAAATTAGTAATCTCATCATCAAATTCATATAATGACATATAGGTATCTTTGTCTATATTCATCCAGTCACATACACTGGAGCTATCTTGGAAATAATGTCGCTCTGATAACCCAAAAGCAAATTCTTTAATCATTTATTACTCCTTATTAAAATAATGCAAGGTGCGCTAGTTGTCTTAGTAGGATACACCATACCCTGCATTATTATTATCTATTTAGAAAGGAATGTCACTTGTGGCATCCTCAGTGGTTGCAGTCTCTTCATGAGGTACATCCTTTAGTTTAGGTTCAACCCATTTACTAAAGAATGATTCTGCTTTACCTTTAAAGTATTGTACGTCCTTAGCATCAAACTTATCCACTACATTAGCGAACTCTGTTGGTGCTACGTTAGGTAATACTCTGGTAAACTTACCATCTTTATAGAAATATGCATTAATTACTTTACCTTTTAATGCTTCTTCACTATCATCAATCTTAAGCACAGTATCACCTTCTGCACTCTCTAATGCATCTGTAATACCAGCATTAGCAAAGCGATATAGATTGCCTATTGCAAACTCTTCACCATCTTTGCCAACCTTAGCATACATACGCATATTAAAGTTATCAGGATACCCTTCAAACCATACATCAATATACTTAGAGCCATTCCACTCTCCGTATGCTGCATTAGATATTGTTAATGTGTGCCATCCTTCTGTCCAGTTGCCTGAACCTTTCTTTGGTAGTGTTAATGTTCTTGCCATTACTAACCTTTCTTGTTTACTTGATCACTCGGACGTGGAGCACGCTTTACAGCCTGGTTGCCATCGTCGTCTGCTTGTGCTATACCTACCATTGAACTTAGTAAGTATCGTCTTCCATATGTAGTAGCCGCACCTATACCATGAGCATCTTTCTTTGCTATAGGCATACGTATCTCACTCTTTATCCATTCACCTGAACTATGCATTAATGTTGAGGTAATATAGAATCCATTATCGCTATTATCCCACCTATTACCTTGAACTAATGCTATTCCATGTTTATTTAATGCAGGCATTGCAGTCTCTAGCACTGATGCTAGTGATGCATACTTACTATTAAAGAATGGATTAGTGCTTTTAGCTTCTACCATTGTCATCTCACCTTGGGCCTTAGCTAATGCTCCAGCTATAGCTCCAACAGTTTTAGATGTATTCTCTTCGACCATTATATAATCAAATGGTCCTTCACTGGGGTCGATATAATCTTCCACAGTGGTGGTTCCTTCATTATCTGACATTTAAGTCTCCTACGTTTTAGGGATTAGTTGAGAAGGGGGCAAATTCATAGGAATCTACCCCCAGGGTTACACACAAATAAGGAGTATCAGTGTTGTAATTATAGTATAATTTACACTGTCATCGTTGACTTTTCCAATAACATATTTGGAAAGTTGAACGAAAATTCCTTGTTGTAAGGTTGTCCTGTTGCTAACTTGCGAACTGCATTAGCTATAAAGCTACCACTCATAAATGCGCAGTATGCTGTAGCCTTTGCAGCACAAGGTTCAGGAGATCCTTGACTATCTGAGTACCATGTTTTCTTGTATTTACCTACAGTCGGTTTATCAATGATATACTGTTGATAGTGCTCTGCCCCCATCCTGCCGTCTATTAAGTGTTTAGGCTTAATAGTAGGATTTGAGCATAAAGCTTCCACTGCTTGTAATCTTGCTGCCATAGAGTCAAAACCTAATATTGCAATGTCTGATTCTCCTTGAGGATAAAACTCTGAGAACCTTTCATTGTAAGTATAGATATTTGGGACACCTATAGATTCTAAATGATCTTTTAATGCTAAGACTTTAGGTTTACCTATATCATTAATAATATATTGTGAAACTCCAAGGTTTACATTCTCTACTGTATCCATGTCATATAAACAAAAGTTAGAAGCTCCCATTCTCGCTAATTGCATGGCAGTGGAGCTACCTATAGCCCCACAACCAAGAATATGAAAATGAAAATCCCCTAAATTGTTTACCAATCCACTTGATCTTTCATTAATCACTAGTATATACCTCCATAGCTTTGATTAAAATACCATTCATCTTTCTTATCATCAATTCCTTCTTCAGATAATACTGTAGCCATATCTTCAGCAGAATATAATGGTTCAATAAAGTCTTCAGACTTACGATGAATAACATCTTTCTTTAGCTGAGCTTCAGTTATCACATCATCTATATACCAATCATTAAGATTAAGATTAAATGCATTAACAATCCTCATCCAGCCTTTAAAATCAAGCTCACCAGCTGCAAACCTATAGTTAATAGATGTAACTAGTTCTATGGCTTTTTTAGCTTCCATATCTGAGTCTACATCAACAGCTTTGATTAAAGATGTCTGCTGAGGATTATATGGAGTGTATTTAGTTTGTTTATGGTTCTTGCCATATACAAAATTACGTTTACTACATAACTTTTCAACATCATTCAATACTTTCTTAGGCATCTTTCTCTCTTTGCCTTCAAGTAGCTCAACCTTTGTATCTATATGCATCTCAAATGGCTTCCAGCATGAAACTCTAAATATATGCTTGCCTTTAAGGTTTATTACTAGAGCAAAGCTAAAATCACCATCAGAATATTCTTTAATGGCAGTTAAGTCTGTTCCTGACCAGAAAGCATCCATTGTGTGATGACTATGCCACCATACAAATCTAAAGTTAGAGTCCTTGTGCTTGACTCCAGCCTTAGTATAATATAATGCAAGAGCATCTTTATCTAATATACAATTAGACATAGATATTTCTTGCTTAAGTATAACAGGATCTTGAAGTATCCAGTCTCCGTCTTCATCCTCTACGGCAACTAACATACCACCTATTTCTGATCTATGTTTATCATACGCTACTTGCGCATAATCATGCAGTTTTTGCCAGTTTGCCTCTGATGTGTAAAATGATTGATTCATTTTTACCCCTTTCTCTTATTAGTTTAAAATGATACTTCAGCATCATTATGTGCTATTTCAGCTTCATGATCTAGATCTGATTGATGAACTTGTATTGGTATACCTCTTCCTGATGCTGAATAAGCCTCTAATAGCATTCTTTCTAGCTCATTAGTGTCTCTTACAGGTTCAGATGATGCTACTTCCATTGGTATTATCTCAGGATTTATAGTTCTGTTAGGATAATGTTGATCTAACCAATCATAAAACCCAATTTCACCATTGTCATAGTCATCCATATATTCCATGGTATCACCATAACTCACCTCTCTAGCAAGAGAAGCCATTATATACATAATGGAGTCAGGCGCTACATTTACATTAAAATATGACCTTATACTAGATATCATATCATCAACATGAGCTTCTGCGGTACCCCAATTTCTATCCATTTGGTTTAATGCTCTATCTAACATGTCAGCATGTTCATTTGAATCAGCTAATCGTTCGAATGTATACCGTTTAGATATCATATAATTGGCTAATACTTGCTCTCTCATCGCTTTAACTTCATCATCCACAATAGTATAAGCATTTTCATATCTACTGCAAAGATCTCTCATTGTGCATTCATACATATCACAATAAGATTCAGATTGAACGATTGGTACAGTATACTCGCAGTTTCTAGATGAACGAAGGCTAAGGATTCCATCCATATCATCATTATACAATATAGCTGGAGATCCATGATACATTTTAGTATAATTGTTCAATGGTCCTGTTGTATTAATATTATAGAAACTACCCCACTTATTTAACCAAAACACAACTTCATCAAGCCTACCTTTAGCCATTGGAATTAAAATCTTATCTTTTAAATCTCCAAAGCATAAAGATGTATAACCATCTACATCATTTCCATATCCATAGTTTCCATCATAGTCTTCTAGATCAGGTGTATTCATTCTACTATAATCATCTACTAGGCTATGATCAATAAGCCTAGAGTGATAACCTCTACCACTACTTATGTATGGAAAATATAAACCTCTCGCCGTGGGTAGATACTGTCCACCTAGTCTATGACCATGATGCATATATTCATTGCCGAAGTTTGTAACTCTATCGGATATAACTGCACCGATTACTCTAACCAAGTCTAATGCAACAAACATTTTAACCTTGCCCGTTTTAATGGGTGCATAAGCATCATTATTACCTATATCCATGTTAAATTCATCTACTTCAATGATAAATACAATATAATCCTTTTGCAATTCATCACCACCTTTAGCATGATAAACATTAAATGTATATGGATTATCACCATTATTTATGACTTCAGTTGTACTCATGATATTATTAAACCACTCATATGTACTTTCAGTTACAGATTCAGTGTTATCCTGAAATGTCATGTTGTTAGATCTTAATGTATATAACATTCCATCTATTCTTGTAACTGATTGCTTTAATTGTCTATAATACCAGTCATTATTAGCAACTTTAGTAAACGATGTCCTTACTGTTCTAGAAGATTTATCAAAGCCCATTGTCTTTAGTTGCAGTGCCTTTAGCTTCTTATAGAATCCTGGCTCCCATCTAAATGTTTTAGTACATCTAATATCTGTTCTAAATCTATGATTAAAGCTCTCAATATCTCTTAATACTTCTTCTTGTGGACCTACTATTACTCTCTCAGCTAGATTATTTAAGTCTATACTGTGGTCTGTAATCTTTGATTGTAAACTGTATTTCATTTTTCATCTCCTTTATGCAATGTATGCATCGTTGTCTTTCGATACCACGGGTCGGAAAATCATCATAAAACTCTATCCCTGATTGTGACCCATAGCACCAACGTTCCCATGTTCGCCTACATGATTGGCAAACTTTAACTCTTGATGTCGGATTTGCTTCTTTATCTCTAAGCCTTGGCATCTAATGCCTCCTGACAGTCAGAACATACCTTTTGTTCTAGTTCTGCAGCATATCCTACAATATAATCCCCGCATTCTAAACATACGGGCGCATCAACTTGATTCATATATTAATAATCCTTTCGTATTTGCTTCTACTTCACGTCCTACTGCTATTACTTCAGTCTTAGCCATATTAACAGCATTAATTACTTTATTTTCATCCCAATCATCTACTAATGCCCTAAATCTCTTGAATAATAAGGCAGTTAAGAATGCTTCTACGTCTTTATAAAAATATCTAGTCCCTCTTTTAATCATCTGTTCTTCAGTCACATGAGGGGGACCTGTTATTAATATCCATTGATGCTCATCTTTAGTCAGAATGCATCTACGGCTACCAACATCTGAATTTAGTGTTATTTTCTTATCAAGCAGCTTAATCATTTAATCTCCATATATGTGCGTTCTTACCATAGCTACTCTTCTGTAACTCATCGGTTTTAGTTAACTTACCAGCTTTAGTTAAAGTATTTATAGCTCGT